CCCCTGGCTCGTAGCCGTTACTCTCGGCGCGTGATCGGGTGGATGCGCTCGGTGGTCATGCGGGTGAGGCGTTGGCTGAAGCCTCGACCCGAGACCGAGGACGAGATGTGGGACCGGCAGTGGTGAGCTAGGACAGACGGCGAGCGACGAAGGTGCTTCCGGCCTTCACGATCGTCGCCGTCCCACCACTCGTACCCTGCGCCCACTGCAGCGTCGCCGACCCCGCCGTCGTCGAGACGACGATGTGACCCCTGAAGACCACATCGCGGACCGTACCCGCGCCGGCGCCCTCAAACACGAACACGGTCGACTCGACGGCGTCGAAGAGACTGAACGCCGACCCCGCAGTGGGAACGCCGTCGGCCACGTAGAACGCGGTGGCGCCAGTTGGTAGCGAGAGTTGGGTTCTGAAGTCGGACGCCGCGGTGGCGTCGTACCGAAGGATCATCGTGAACTCGTACGTCGCGTTCGCCTCGACGGCCAGGGTGAGCGCGTCATCGCTCTGCAGGGCAACCGACGACGTAATCGGCTCGTCGACGGCCTTGACGGCCACCAGGGGCCTGACCTCGATAATCAGGGCATTGAGGGTCGAGCCGCGCAGCTTCGAACCTGCGGGCGGGATGGTGGTGAACGCCATCAGTGGGCCTTAGAGTCCGAGCACATGGGCGTTCTCCACTTCGATTTTCGTGCCGGTTGTGTGCGCCTTGACACAACCGTTGACGGAGCGCGCTGCGACGGTCATGGTCTGGTATCCGGCCGCGAGAACGAACATCATCGACTCGCTCACTGCCGACCCACCACCGGTGGCGACCAGCGACCCGGCCGGTACGACCGCGGGTGTGGTCTGGATCTGGTACGCCGCGTACAGGCCCTGGTCGCTGCCGGTCGTGGTCGACGGCTCAGCGATCTCCGTCAGCCCCGCTGGAACAGCAACCGACGTCCAGTCGTCGGCCTTGCCCGCGACGAGAAGCACGATCGTGCCTTCCTGGTAGCGCGGGTAGACGCCGTTATAGGCGATGTCCTGCGCCGACGTGTTGGACAGCGGCAGCATCGTGACCACGATGTCGGCCAGGCTCGTCAGTGTGGACGGCGTGCCACGGAAGCCAAAGGTGAAGCCGGACAGCACGTCGCCGGCGGAACCGTCGGTCGGGGTGACCGTCGGGTTGGACTCCGATCCGCTGTGGACCTTGCCGTAGAGCGCCAGTTCGGCCACTGTGCCGAGCAGGGTGTAGCCCGGGACGTCGATCGTTCCGGCGGACGAGGCGTAACGGGTCAGCAGGCAGATCAGGTCCCGTGCCGTGCCGCCGGCATACAGGGCCGGCGTGATGGCGGCATTGTCCGCGTGCGAGGCGGCGCCCGCGGCGACGTACGTGCCGGCGGTGGTCGCGATCGTGGAGATGTCGGCGGTCTCGCCGCCGAACCGGATCCGAAGGTCTGGGTCGAAGTCGTCTGCGACGGTGGTCCACCGGTACCGGTTCGGGTCGAACTCGATGCTGAGGTCGTTGTCGTCGATCGCCATCCGAATCGCGGCCTTCTCGTCTCCGGCCAGGCGTCCTGCGTACGTGTTCGCGTCGGCGGTGGTGTCGGAGATCTCGAAGATCTTGTACGGCTTGTACGGAGAGCAGACGAACTCGACCGTCCAGGCCTGCTCGTCGCAACGTTCGTTGACCCCTTCGACGATCAGGTCCACCAGATCCGGCGGTAGGTTCGCCGGCAGGTTCGCGATGGTGATCCGCGACCCGATGTCCACGGTCACGATATCGGCGAGCAGTGCCGCGAGGTTGGGCGAGTGCAGCTTGAGGTCAACAGTCGGGTAGCGGTACTCGTTGACCGTGCCCAGGTTCACCCGCCAGCCGGCGTGGTCGGTTGCTGCCTGAAGGTCCTCGACGTTTCGGCTGACTTCCTCGTCGTAGCGACCAGCCCCGGTTGTGGGGTTGGTGCCCATCGCCGAGGTGGCGTCTGCGACCCGGGCGTACGATCCGCCCGGGATGGTGACGGTCACGTCGTTGCGGATGAGCCTGTCGTCGTCGCTGGCGCCGAACGGCTCGTAGATGTGGCGCTGGTCATAGTCCAACGCCAGCGCAGGTTCGAGGTTCTCCCGGTCCGCCGCGGTCTGCAGGAACAGCACGCCGTCGGCGCGCGCGAAGATGACACCCTCGACGGCACCTTCGCACTCCTGTAGCCCGGTGGCGATGGTGACCTGCCGGTCCGGTCCCATGTAGTACCCGAGGGTGACCTCGTCGCCGTTGCCGGTGTAGTCGTACGGGATCTGCGCGCTCGTGCAGTAGCTGCCGAACCGGATCGCCGCTTCCTCGCCCGGGAAGCCGTTCATCAGCGTGGCGTCGGCGGAGAACGCGATCCAGTCGCTGACCGCGATCTGTGCCGCCGACGTGACGTCGGCGCTCTTCTGCGGGTTCGCCGCCACCGCGGTGATCGGCGCACGGCCCTTGCCCGTGACGAGCTGCGTGTCACTGGCGAGATCGACCGTCAGCGTCACGAGGAGGTCCGCGCCGACCGGAGTGATCGCTACGGCGTAGTCGTGCCATTCGCCGTCGGCGACACTGATCGTCGCGGTACACACGGTTGCGCCGGTGTCCGACCTGAACAGCGTCACCGTGCTCGCGTTGACCTGCGCGTAGTAGGTGATGCTGTTCGCCGCGGTGGTCAGCCCGAAGACCAGGACCCCGGACGCCTCCACAACCGCCGACCACCGCACCGAGTCGGTCGGGTTGCTGCCGGACGCCACGTTGGCGGCGAACCCAGGTGATGGACCGGCGACGAGCGCGTACAGCAGCGAGTTGGAGATGTCGGGTGCCGCGGAGATTCCGACGGGTGGCGTCACGGCGTCGAACTGCACCGCTGTGGGCGGGAGCAGGGGACGCCCACCCAGCAGGTCGGCCGCGCCGACCGCCTCGGCGCCGTCCTCGCACGGCCAGTGCGCGACGAGCGCACCCGCCTTGGCGAAGCCGATCAGCGTGCGGGTCATCCTTGACCGCAGCGGCTGGGAGCCCTGGAAGGCTCGCCGCATCGGGTCGTCCGCGCGCACCCGAACCCAGAAGTCGGACTCGGCCAGATTCCACTCCACCGGCCAGTCGGACACGAACCCGGTCGCCCGGACCACGTAGCCCGAGCCCGGATCCACGCTGACGACGATCGGCGTGTTCGTACGCAGCCGGCCGTAGTACGCCCCGAGCGGGTTGAGGCGCGAGAAGCGGCCGTCGCGGTTGTTCAGCAGCAGGTCGAAGCCGCCCGGCTGACCGCCGACCTGCCAGCCGGAGCGGCCCCGTCGGGACGTGTAGCCGCCCTCCCGCACGTAGCAGTAGGCGGAGATGTCCTCCGGCGTTGGCCACGTGGACGGGTCGGCCGAGATGTCCGCCTCGAACACCGCCTCGACCTTGATGGGGAAGCGAATACTCATCCGCTGACGCGCCTGACCCCGAGCACGTTGCCGTCGCCACCCAGGTGCTGGACCTCGGCCGAGATGTACGGCAACAGCAGGCGGATGATCGCGTCGATGGGCCCGGCGCCGCCGCTTGTGGCACGCAGGCTGACCGACACGCCGGCTCCGCTTGGCAGGATCGTGCCGTTCGTCGACGGGATGAACGGCTCCGGTCCGCGCTCACCGACCATGTAGGCATGGCCGGCCAGAACCGGCCCGCCTGAGGCACGGGCCGGGAGGTCGAAGAAGGCGCCATGGCCGGGTCCCGGCAGGCCAGCGGTCGCCCCGACCAGTTGCTTGATCTGGCTACCCGAATGCTCGCCCATGGAGAACGGAACACCGCCGGTCGCCTGCGCCTTCAACAGGCGCAGCAGGATGCCCAGGCCGCTACCCTCGGCCGTCACGGACAGCGTCGAACGGACCTCGCTGGGCACCCTGCGGTAGGCCGCGATCAGTCCGTCGATGAACCCCGTGGTGTCCTTGAACTGCTTCTTCAAAGCGCCGAGGTTGTCAATCTCCCGCTGGTACTGCTCCTCGGTCAGCGTGCCCATGTCGAGGCGGTTCTTCGCCGCGGCGAACTGCTCCTCGATGGCGTCGCGGTTGTCCAGCCCCGCTCGGGTGTTGATGGCGAGGGTCTTGCCGTTCTCCGCGAGTGCTTCCTTGGTGGCCAGGATCGCGCGGTGCCAGCGCTCCTCCGCATCGAGTGGGCCGAGGATCGCGTCGTAGTAGGCGTCGACCTTCTTGTTCAGCTGGGCGATGGCATCGGCCTGACGCTTCGCCGCGTCAGCAGCGTCCTCCTGTGCGCGCTCCAGCTCCTCGGTCGGGGTGAGCACGTTCTTGAGGTTGTTGACCGACTTCTCAAGCTCGTGGTTCAGGATGTCGAAGGCCACGAATGCCGTGCCCCTGCTCGTCTGCAACAGCCACTCCGGCGGGGCGACCAGACCCAGCTTGCGCATGCCCTCGTACGTCTTCGACAAGATCTCCGTGCCGTCGCCGAGCACATCGAGGCCGAAGTCCACGACCGTGAACAGATCGTTCAGGGCGATCTTCGCCCCCGGCGCGGAGCGGGCCATGGCACGTAGGAAGTCGCTGACGTCGGTACCCATGGCGGCGAGTTCCTCGCCGAACTCCTCGGCCAGCGGGATCGATGCCTTGAAGGCCGACCCGAGTCCGGGACCCAGGTTGTGGATGAAGCCGGTCAGTCCCTTCGCCAGCGGATCCACGGCCTCGGAGAGGGTCTCGAAGTTCTTGCGGAACTCGGGGGCCTCCTGGCGCCAGGCGTCACCGAACGTCGAGGCGGCCTGGATCAGCGGCTGCACGAACGGCGATGCGGCGTCACCGACGCCCTCGAACATCTCCTTGCCGACCTCTTTGAACGCGGCCTTGACGCGGGTGTCCTGTGCTGCCAGGGCGACACCACCGATGACCCCGCCGGTGCCGACGCTGCCAAGAACCGCCGCGGCCACGGTCGCGCCGATGGCGGGCGACAGGGCCGCGATGGCCGCTGCACCGCCGGCGATGAGCGGACCGGAGGCCCCGCCGGCACTGGGTGCACCCTTGAGGATCCCGCCGATGCCGCCACCGGCCGCCGCCCCTCCCAGCGACGCCGACACACCGGCCGCGGCGTCGTCGACCTTTTCGAGTTCCTCGCGGATCTTCTCCAGCTTGCCCAGCAGCGACTCTTGGCGACGCAGGTCACCGAACAGCGTCACATCGCCGGTGCGGGCTATCTGGAGCTTGAGGTCCTGGGCCTTCTTGGACGTTTCCTCGATCTGCTGGCCGAGACGTTTGGAGTCCTCGGCGGTGTCCTTCATCTTCCCGCCGAGCTTCTCCACGCCGTCGGCGGTCTTCTCCAGGTCCCGGGCCGCTTCGAGCAGGCCCCGGCCATCGGCGGTGGTTTTGGTATGCAGGGTGATCTGGCGGTCAGCCACCACTCACCCCCGCTGCCTCAACTTGCCCTCACGCCACGCGTCGACGCGCGCGCACATACCGTCGAACCGGTCGACCGTCACCCGACGGAGGGCTTCCTCCGTGAACGCCGGGTAGAGGTAGAGGACGTCGTCGGCGTAGGCGTCCCATCGCTGGCCGATCGGGCTTTTCCCGTCTTAGTCCACTCCGTCTTGGCTGCGCCGAAGTCGAAGTGCACCTTGTCCCACTCGGGGTCCAGGCCGGCGCGGTGCAGGCCGAGAAGCACCTTCATCCGCCAGCCCTTGACGTTCGAGTCGGCCACCACGTGGTACTCCAGGCCGGAGCACTCCTCCAGCGCCTGCGCCTCGGCGGTGGACAGGTGCGACAGATCGGCGTCAAGCCACTCGGGGCAGCCCAGCTTCTCGCGGTCCTCTTCGGACAGACGGATCCGCACCCGTCACCTCACAATCTCGTTGGCGACGCGCTCCAGCGCATCCCTGGATTCACGTACGATCCGGTCCTCCAGGCGCCGTACCGGCCGGTCGACGAACCCCGGTCGTACGCCCTGGCGGAACCAGTACCTCCGGTTGCCGAACAGCGGATGGCGCAGCAGGCCCCGGTTGACTGATGCCACGTCGCGCAGCTCTTTGCGCCCGCGCGCGAAGATGCGCGCGGTCACAGCCATCTCGCCCAGACGGGTGGACACGGACACCTTCACCGTCCGGGCCATCGGGGGCGCGTAGCCGGACGGCAGACTCACGCCGGCCTCACCCTTGATCTCCTTCTCCAGCGGCCTGAACGCCTGCCGCTGGGCCTTGCCCAACTCCTTGCGCAGCCCCACAGCCGCCGTCTTGCGCAGCCGCGCGGCGATGTAACGAAGCTCCGCCGCGCCACCGACGGACATGGACAGCATTTACGCGATGACGTCGCGGGTGATCGCGCCCGTGATCGGGTAGGACAAGCTCTTGCCAGCCATATCACCCAGCGTCCCGCCGATGTTCCACTGGTTGGGCAGGATGTTGAACTGGTACTCGGGGTTGGTCGCCGAGATCGTCGTGTTGACCGGCCGCGTCGCCACCGCCACCGCCACGCCCGCGTCGAACGCCGCCCAGATGGTGGCGTCGACCGAACCGCCCGCGAAGTCGTCCAGCAACGTGATGCTGTAGGTGCCCTTCTTCAGCCCGCCGGTGTATTCCCTCCACGCGTCGCCGAAAGCGGTGGAGTCGAGCTGGTCCGCGTCGGCCACGACCGTGCCCGCCGTGGCGTGGTCCGACAGGTTGACCGCGTTGACGAGGTTGTACTGGTTGGTGAGTGCAAAGACGGCCACGGTCTACTCCTTGACGAGCCAGGGCGGTGGGTCGGCGGGGTTGATGTCGACGACGAGCGGCGTTGTGGCCATCGCGTCGAGGTTGAGGTCGGCGACCTTCTGGCCGTCGAGGCGCTGGAAACGCGACGCGTGGATTCGCAACTGGCCGTCGTCCTCGGATGTCACGGTGACCCTGGCGGTGATGTCCATGACGTCGATGCCATGACGCACCAGCCACGCCTTGACCAGATCCCAGCGCTCGGGCGTCATGTCTTTCGAATCGGCGTCGATCCGCCGGACCAGCCAGGTCACAGGCCGATTCCGATGGCGCAGGCAATGACCCATGTACCGGTGATCGCTGTGACGTTGAGCCTGAACCAGTCGTCGTTCGCGATCGCCCCAGCGACCCGGGCGCCCCAGTAGCCGTTGGCCACGGTCTGCGCGCCGAACGCGATCCGCGACGTGGCCGATGACCACGTGTTGTCCTCGTCGGACTCGACCTGCGCGGTGATGGACGTTCCGGCGGTGCCCAGCAGGTGCAGCGTCGCGTACAGGTGCCGACCGGCGCCGATGAGCCCGAGGTTGAGCGCGGTGCCCTTCGCGCCAGTGGTGGTGATCGTGGTCTTCTTCACCGCGAGCCCGCCCCGCACGACTCCGGTGGGGCCGTCGGTGCCGTTGGCGGTCACCCGGAACGGTGAGATCCTGCCCAGGTCCCCGCCCACGGTGTAGTCGGCCTGCATCCCGCGGTGGATGAACGCAGGCTCGCCCTCGGTCTCCAGTTGCCCGGTGGTGATGACCCGGTTCGCAACACCCATGTTGTCGAACGTCTCGGGGTCGACCGCGTCGGCCGCCTCGGACTGCCAGTGCCCGCCGAGTTCGAGCATCGACTTCTTCAGGCCCAGTTTGTACTCGCGCCAGCCGCCGGAGCGCATGTTGGTGCACTCCTCGGCGTCGGCCTCACCACCCAGGCGCCACGTGTTCATGTCGCCCGTGAAGTCGTGACCGCCGACGAACGCGTAGGCGTTGGTGATGGCCAGCGTGCCCACGGTCAGTCCTTCTCGGCCTTGGGCTCAGCCTTGAGCTCAGGCTTCTTGGTCTCCTCGATCGGCTCGATACAGCCGGACTGGACGAGCGCGGAGATGATGGTCGCGCCCAGTGGGGTCACGGGCCGACCAGAAGCGTCCTTGCGCTCGATCGGCTCGTCGTCTC